CTAAACTTGCAACAAAGTTTCTAAAGCGAGTTCTTGGAATTCTACAACAAGAAAAAGTAGAATACGAAGAACGAGTTGTTGCAGAGTTAATTACAAAACATTATCCAGATTGGCGTAGAGATCTAAATGAACTACAGCGTTATGCTGCAACTGGTAAAATCGACACTGGCATTCTTGCAAATATGTCAGCAGATAACTTTAAGAAACTTGTAGAAACTCTTAAAGAAAAAGACTTTACTGCCATGCGTAAATGGGTTGCAGAGAATTTAGATAATGATCCAACGTCATTGTTTCGAAAGATTTTCGATGCAACCAATGAGCATATGGATCCTAGATCCATTCCTCGAATGATTGTTCTGCTTGCAGAGTATCAATACAAATCCGCATTTGTTGCTGATCAAGAAGTTAATTTCGTAGCATTCCTTGCAGAAGCAATGGCTGATTGCGAATTTAAATAATATGACTCCATTCGATTATATAAACGCAATCAGTCAATCAAAAGACAATTTGATTGTTGATGATTTATCGGAAAAAGAATACAATCCATTCATAGTGAATAAAGGATTATCATACTTTAGTGATACTATCTTTTATGCTAATGAGATGAATAGTAAGCATCTTCTTGATAAGAAACCACAATTTCTCTATTTACTAAATATTGTCAGACCACGAAAGCGTTATAGCAAGTGGTTTAAAAATGAGGTAATTGAAGATATTCGTATTATTAGCGAATACTTCGGATATAGTTATTCTAAAGCGAAACAAGTTCAGAATATCATTACTCCGGATCAATTAAAGATCATGAAGGCAAAATTAGAAAAAGGTGGTGTGAAAACGACCAAGGAGAAAAAGAATGGCGGTGAACATTGATGATTTATTGGAAGTCAGATTAAAGCAAGAAGACGATTTTCTAAAAGTTAAAGAAACTCTTACTAGAATTGGCGTAGCATCTAGAAAAGACAAAACACTATATCAGTCTTGTCATATTCTACACAAGAAAGGTAAATACTATATCGTCCACTTCAAAGAACTATTCGCATTAGATGGAAAGCCAACAGACTTCGAAGAAAATGATTTGGGAAGAAGAAACGCAATCGCTAAACTTTTAGCTGAATGGGGATTGATTGAAGTTGTAAACAAAGCATTTCATGAACAAGAACCCATTGCACCACTATCGCAAATCAAAATAATTTCTTACAAAGAAAAGTCTGAATGGACACTTACAGCTAAATACAATATCGGAAAGAAACGGGAAGCAAACTAAAATGGAAGAGTTAATTCAAGCAACTAAAATTTTGTTGGCTAATCACTATTCATTTTATCTAAAAACCCATTATTATCATTGGAATATTACTGGTCCAAACTTTCCACAGTATCATACATTCTTAGAAAATATCTATACAGAAGTGTATGGTGTAGTAGATCAGATTGCTGAAGAAATTCGTGCATTAGATGCATATGCTCCTGGAAGTTTTCAGCGATTCATTCAGCTATCTCAAATTCAAGGCGACGATTCCATTCCAGCCCCAGAAGAGATGTTAAGAAGATTACTTAATGATATTGATACAATGCAAGCAAGTATTGATAGAGTTTATAATCTAGCTGAACAACAAGGCGAGCATGGTCTTAGCAATTTAATGGCAGATCGTCAAGACGCATTTAGAAAACATGCTTGGATGATTAGATCGACTCTACGTTAATTTTTCGGCAATATTGTATATTTTGTATTTTAAATTGACTTAATTTATATAAATAAAAATGTCAGCGCGTTGCTGACATTTTTCAATTAGTTGTGCCTTCACAGGACAACAAAACTTAACTCGCTTATTTAAGGAGAACTACTATGACACATTTGTCAATCCGCTCGCCATTTGAAATGTTTAAAGACTTCGACAAGTTTTATGTCGGATTCGATGATCAGTATAATCGTCTAGCAAAAATGCATGACGATATTACAAAAAATGTACCAAACTATCCTCCATACAATATCAAAAAGACTGGTGACAATACCTATCTTATTGAAATTGCTGTTGCTGGTTTCGGAACGCAAGATATTGAAATTGAACTAAATGATGGAAAACTCATTGTTAGTGGAAATGCAAAGTCAGATGAATCGGAAGGTTTCTTGTTTAAAGGAATCGCTAATCGCGCATTCTCTCGCACATTTGCACTCAATGATCAGATTGAAGTAAAGAATGCAGAAATGTTTAATGGCATGTTGAAAGTGTTCTTAGAAAGAATTATTCCTGAACACCGCAAGCCAAAGAAAATTGCTATTGGTGATGCTGGCACAAAAACTAGTTCAAATAAACAGTATCTAACAGAGGATAGCAATCATGGTCTATAACACAATCAAAAAAGTCTTTTGTTCAATCATCGAAGGCATTCAAGCCAGTCAAATGTATCGTGCAAAAGGATATGTTGATTTTTATCTATCACAGTCAATAGATCATGCTGATCTTGAATCTAGAACTAAAGCATTAAAGGCTAGAGGTATGCTTTAAAATATATTTGTGAAGTGATGGATTAATCGTGGGGGCAATTAAGCCCCCATTTAATTTTGGAGATTAAAATGGCAAATTTGAGAATTTTAAAACTAATTACCAGCGAAGAGGTAGTTGGTGATATTGTCGCAAGTGACAATGATCAGATCGTTAGAATGGAAAATCCTTGCTTATTGGGATTGACATATTCGCAAAATGGTAAAGCTGGATTGAACATGATGCCTATGCTAATGTTTTCGGAACAGAAAGTTGTGGAATTTAACCACAGTCACGTTATCTACAATGTGTCGGTTGCACCAGAGATCAAAAACAAGTATAATGAAATTTACGGTGCAGGAATCGTCGTTCCTCCGAAATCATCTATTCTTATTTAATGAAATTCTACACAAATTTTTCTCGATACGGCAATCAGATTCTAGTTCGTGGCTACAACAACGGCAAACGACACATAGACAAAATAAATTATGATCCCACTCTATACATACCATCAAAAGAAAAGACGGAGTTCAAAACTATGTCTGGCGAATTCGTTTCGCCAGTTCGTCAGGGATCAATGTCAAATGCAAATGAGTTCATCAAAAGGTATGAGGATGTAGATAACTATTCTATCTACGGATTGACAAACTATCAATATGTTTATGCGAATGAAGTATATCCCGGTAAAGTAGACTACGACATTTCTCTAATTAGAGTTGCTAACATTGACATTGAGGTTGGCTCGGAGAATGGATTTCCTGAGCCAGCTTCTGCGTCTGAACCAATCACAGCAATCACATTTAAGATTGATGGAATGTTTTATGTGTTTGGTTGTGATGAATTCAATAATGATCGCAATGATGTAACGTATACACAATGCCGTGACGAAAACCAGTTAATCATGTTTTTCCTAGAAAAATGGGAAGAGACTTCTCCAGACATTGTGACTGGTTGGAATATTAAATATTTTGATATTCCTTATCTTGTTAGTCGAATTAATCGATTGATGGGAGAGAATACAGCTAAACGATTGTCACCTTGGAGAAGGGTTAACGAAAAAAATTCAACTTATTCAAAGCAAGATGGAATTTCATGGAAATCATTTGTCAATTATGAATTAGTTGGAATTTCTACTCTAGACTATCTTGAACTTTATAAGAAGTTTACATACACACAGCATGAAAGTTTTTCTCTTAATCATATCTCATTCGTTGAACTGGGTGAAAAGAAACTAGATTATTCTGAAGTAGAAAGTCTGCATCAATTGTATCGAACCAACTTTCAAAAGTTTATTGAGTATAACATTCGTGACGTTGAATTGGTTGATCGCATTGATGCTAAGATGAAATTGATTGACATGGCTCTTGCACTTGCATACGATGCAAAGGTTAATTATGAAGATATATTCTCTCAAGTTCGCATGTGGGATGTTCTCATTCATAATGAATTGATTGATCGTGGTGTAGTTGTTCCACAAAAAGTGAAAACAATTAAAAGCGAACAGTATGCTGGTGCATATGTTAAAGATCCAATTGTAGGTATGCATGAGTGGGTTGTTTCTTTTGATTTGAATTCTCTTTATCCCCATCTGATCATGCAGTACAATATTTCTCCCGAGACTATTGTTTCTGGTATACGCAAAAATATTTCTATTGATAATTTGTTGAGTGGAGAACATCAAGCACCAAGCGAATATTGTATGGCTGCAAATGGCCATTACTTTAAACGTGACAAGCAAGGCTTTCTTCCAGCAATGATGCAGCGCATGTATGATGATCGTTCAATGTATAAAAAGAAAATGATTGAATCTCAGAAGCAATATGAGAATGCAAATAATGCAGAAGAAAAACGCATTTTATCCAATCAGATATCTAAATACAAGAATCTTCAGCTCGCAAAAAAAGTTCAATTAAATTCAGCTTACGGTGCACTTGGTAACGAATGGTTTCGATTCTTTGACATTCGCCAAGCAGAAGCCATCACACTATCTGGGCAATTGAGTATTCGTTGGATTGAAGACAAGCTAAACGGCTTCTTCAATAAGTTATTAAAAACGAAGAGTGTGGATTATGTCATTGCATCAGATACAGATTCTGTATACGTCAATCTTGGTCCGTTGGTACATATGGTCTACGGATCTAAGAATATTGAAAAAGAAAAAATTGTTGATTTTATCGACAAGGCTTGCACAGAGAAAATTGAACCGTTCATTGATAAAGCATATCAAGAACTAGCAGACTACATGAATGCATTTGATCAGAAGATGCAGATGAAGCGTGAGGTGATTGCGAACAAAGGTATCTGGACAGCAAAGAAGCGATACATTCTAAATGTTTATGATTCAGAAGGTGTGCGTTTTGCAGAACCTAAACTAAAGATGATGGGCATTGAAGCAGTTAAGTCTTCGACTCCAATGTCATGTAGAGATAAGATTAAAGATTCTCTAAAGATTGTGATGAATGGTACCGAATCAGAGTTTCAAGAATTCGTTGCAGATTTCAGAAAAACTTTTACAACATTAGCATTTGAGGACATTGCTTTTCCTCGAGGAGTTAATGATATAAAGAAGTACAAGTCTTCAAAAGATATTTACACAAAGGGTACACCAATTCATGTTCGTGGTGCTATTCTTTACAATCATCTTTTGGAGAAAGAGAAACTAACAAAGAAGTATCAATCAATCAAAGATGGCGAGAAGATTAAATTCTGCTACATGAAAGTTCCAAATCCAGTACAAGAGAACGTGTTTGCAATCTTGACAATTCTACCGAAAGAGTTTAAACTAGAGAAGTACATTGACTATGAAACTCAGTTTGAGAAAGCATATCTGGATCCGATCAGAACAATCGTTAACACTATCGGTTGGAATGTCGAGCATGTTTCCTCTCTAAAGAGTTTCTTTAGTGACGATTAATTATTTTATGGAGAATTAAATATGGGAAATTTCTTTTCTGATCTAGTGGAGCAATTAAAAGATGAAGACACTAAGATACTTGCTGATGGCAATGCTAGTGCTGAATTTAATGGTACTATTGACACTGGTTCATATGCTCTTAACGCAGCCCTTAGTGGAAGTATATACGGGGGAGTGCCCAACAACAAAGTCACAGCATTTGCAGGTGAATCTGCAACAGGTAAAACGTTTTTCGTCCTTGGTGTTGTAAAGCAGTTCCTAGACGATAATCCTGAAGGCGGTGTGATTTATTTTGATACCGAAGCTGCAGTCACTAAAAATATGATGGAGTCGCGTGGCGTTGACACTAAACGAGTTGTTATCTCTGAACCAGATACGATTCAAAAGTTTCGCCATACTGCATTACAGATCATTGAAAAGTATTCAGCGCAACCATTAGCGAAGCGTAAGCCAATGATGATGGTTCTAGATTCTATGGGTCAGCTATCTTCTACGAAAGAAATGGAAGACACAGCTGAAGGCAAAGAAACCAAAGACATGACCAAATCATCAATTCTAAAAGCAACATTTAGAGTTTTGAATTTGAAACTTGCAAAGATCAATGTTCCTTTACTTGTGACTAATCACGTTTACGATGTTGTTGGTGCATATGTTCCAACAAAAGAAATGTCTGGTGGTTCTGGTCTAAAGTATACGGCTTCAACAATTGTTTTCCTTTCGAAGAAGAAAGACAAAGATGGTACGGAAGTTGTAGGCAATATCATTAAAGCGAGAATGCAGAAGAGCCGATTCACCAAAGAGCATTCTGCAGTAGAGATTCGATTAACTTATAGTAAAGGTCTGGATCGTTACTACGGTCTACTTGATATTGCAGAAAAGTATGACATCTTTAAGAAAGTCTCTACACGATATGAACTTCCTAATGGAAGTAAAGTATTTGGTAAATCAATTAATGATGAGCCGGAAAAGTATTACACAAAAGAAGTTCTTGATTTGATTGATGAAGCATGTAAGAAAGAATTTCTATATGGTCAAGAATCTATTGTTGATGAAGATAGAGTTGAGGAAGAAGAACATGAAAATGAATGAAGACTATCAAGTAACTGAAACAGACATCAAGTACAAAGATAAAGATTCCGTCGCTACGATTAAAATTTTAACTGGAGATTATGCTGGTATAGAATTCAACTTCGGAGAAATTAGTTTTGGTGATGAAGAGAATCCTGACGGAACATTTACAATCAGCTTCAATTATGATATTCTACCAGAAGAATATAAAAATCTACAGAGTGACGAGAACTTCGAAAAAGTTGTTGGAACAATTCTAAATGATCTTTTATTGGAATCAATAAACGCAGCTGAGAAAAGGTACAAAAATGAACTTAGAGCAGAAAATACTGAAACATCTATTGACGGATGAGGAATACACAAGAAAAACTTTACCTTTCATTAAAAGCGAATACTTCCAAGATTCTTCTGAGAAAATTCTTTTCGAAGAGATAAAAAACTATGTTGTTAAATATAACTCAATGCCCTCAAAAGAGGCATTGAGTATTGAAATTGACAATAAAGTAAATCTTACTGACGATCATCATAAGAGAACTATTGAATTAATTTCTGAAGTTTGCACTAGTGATGATACGTCAGACACAAAATGGTTGATTGATGCTACAGAAATTTTTTGTCAAGAAAAAGCTATTTACAATGGAATCATGCAAAGCATTCAGATTCTTGATAGTAAAAACAAAATCGAAAAACTAGATAAAGGTTCAATTCCAAAAATACTTGCAGATGCGCTATCCGTTTCTTTTGATAATCACATTGGTCATGATTTTATTGATGACGCTGAAACACGCTACGAATTCTACCATAGAGTTGAAA